CAGGTGGAAGCAGAACATGAGGACGCATAACACGTGGACGCAGAACACGTGGACGCAAGCGTAAAAAGTCAAAAAAACATAGTCCCACATCACCGCCAGGAGGACCACCACCACCAGGAGGACAACCACCACCAGGAGGACAACCACCACCAGGAGGACCACCAGGTTGTCCACACGGTGCTCTCAGCAAGAAGGCTAAAGTGTCGAGAAGAATGCATGCACCCCTCCACCGCTAATTAAAGCCAATATATGATTTTTTATGTCGTGTTCTAATGGCTGTTTGTTCTTGTTCGGTAAAACCAAAATACATTGCGATGTTTTCATCATTTATATCCATGGGGAAATCATCTAATTTAGTAATATCGGGAATTAATTCAAAAACATAACGTTCTAAATACTTCATACGATATCGGGTAGCTTCAAACATATACCGCGCTGTTTTAGTAGAGAGAAAGTCCTGCCATCTCTGTAAATCATGCCATGCATAGTCTTTTATCACATATATATCACGATTTGATATTCCGCACCCTCCATCTTTATCTAAATAAGGAAAACCATACATCTTATGTGCTAATACCAATTTACATTCCCCAAAAAAACAGCATGGTTTATTACTATAGCGAAATACCATTTCGGCGTTGCTTTTATTTAAAATACAGGTATGAATATTTTTACATGGATAATGTGATGTCTGTGCCCCTGTCGTGGAAAATTCAACGTGTTTTCTTGGAAGATTGGTGCGGTGAAATTTTATAGAACCCACTTTTTCTATAAAAGGTATCATTTTAGTGATAATAGATTGTGCAAACAAAGGTATTACTCGGTTTTCTCTCAATGAATAAGAAATATAGTGTGATAAACTTGTATCAAAGAGTAATATTTCAGGAAAAGCCGGTTCCTTAATCAAATGAAAAAAACATGTCGGTGTTTGGGCATGCCCTTTAAATATACGATTTGTTTCTGTATTATCTAAACAATGTATTTTTTCAATGTGATAGGCAGTCAAAAACTTATAGGCACCACGGCGGTCGGGTTTCATCCAGATAGAGGGCACAATGGCACAAAGATGCCCACCAGGGTTAAGTAATTCAATGCTTTTCTTAATAAAATCAAACCAGACCGCCTTGCCATCGCCTTTTTTATCCTGATTTTTGTTTGTGGGAACCTTAATAGAACCATTTGTGTTATAGGGCGGGTTTGTAATGATTATATCAAAAGAAGAAGATAAGGAGAGAAAATCACCTTTAATGACGTTGTTTTGAAAGAGATTTTCTAAAACCACTATATTTCTCTCCTGTATCTCGGAATAATGCATCATATTTTTTAGAATATGATCTTGACAGGAAGAAAGGTCAGGGAACTGGGATTGTAAATTCGCAAGCAATCTGTTAAAAACAATCATAGAAAAGTGCCCAGACCCAGCTGCTGCATCTAACCATTTTAGATTTTTATTAGAGAAAATAGATAGGGGAAGTAAGTTTAAAATTGATTCAACGAGAGAAAAGGGAGTAAATATCTCCCCATATTCAAGCTTAGTTGCGGAATCCACTATTATTTCTTGTTTATAAGTATCTAAATCAAGGTTTTTAACAGACATTAAAAAAAACATATAATAAAATTTTTGTTATTATACGTTTTATGAACTAAGTTTTAATAAATTATCAACTCGTGAACCCACATCAAGATCCTTTGTTATAAAAGTTCCATTTTTTATCTGCATAAAAATAGGTTTTCTAGATTGCATACCTAAAATTTCCGCTTTATCACCACTAACATGTAATAAGGAACCTTCGCGTAAGCCTAATACAAAAGTGGAATTGCCATTTTTAAATTTCCTATTTCCCTGCAAATATTCACAAATTCTTAGTTTCCGACTTTCACCACCAAACCCATGCCCTTCCACCCAATCATTAAAATGAACGTTTATTTGAAAAGGTATGATGCCCAACGTCTGACAACTGGGAATACACGTATTTGGCATGTCGTTGGTTGTTTGCATCGTCGGACAAACAGCATTTGTCCCAGCACTTGCACCTACAAAAGGCATACCACCGTTTATTCTGGTTTGCAACGTTTTAATTACACCATTGTCGTGCAACGATTTTGTTAACCAAAACGTATTACCACCACACATATAGACAGCCTGGGCTTTATTAATTTCTGCTTGTTGGTCATTCGACGAAGCAGTAGTGTTTAATAATCTAACTTTAACACCTATTTTTGCAAAAGAGGGTGCGAGACGATCTTTCAAATTGTTGTCGGCGGCATGAGTATTCACACCATCTCTTATGTTGGGCCACGCATAGGTAATGTATAATATTTCTGTAACATTTGTGGATTTTAAAAATTTTGCTAAACTTGGTCGCCCATAGCCCAGTTCATCGGGGCTTTCCATGCTCATTGTTGAATTGGAATACAATAACAAATTGCGAGAATTAGGGGTGTATGGGAGACTCAGGGTGCTGTATAAAACATATCTGTATAAATAGTATTCTAAATAATATGAATAAGTCTTCCAGACCCATAATAATATTAATAATATTAAAATTAATGTAAAAATTTCAAACGAATGCAGGTTTTTTTTTATTAAAGTATCGAGCTTTTTCATCATATATAATAATTTATATATAATAATTATCTTTTAATCCGTCGGGCAGTTAAAATAGGGTTTTATTAATTGAATTGGGCAGCCCATGACCAAACAAGAGCATATAAATTAATATTACAGCGGCAAATAATATACTTCTATTTTCGGCCACGGAGGCTTTTTGACCTAAAAGGTAAACTAATAAAACATACAGTAAAATACCTATCACGACTGAGTGAGCAAGCATGGCTAATCCTCTTTCCATATATAATAATTAATATATAATAATCTAATTCATTGCAAAATCATTACTGTTAATTTTAATCCAATCGAAATTAAATCTTGGTGGTAAACCTATATGTACTGTATCTTCAAACCCCGACCAGTCAAAAGTTGGTAAATCATGAGATCTAGTTGGACCACAAATAGCCTGAACAATAATATTATTGTTTGTGATGTTATTTACACTGGTTATTTTAGAGTCCACACCACCAAAAGCCCTCTTATCATCTTTAGACTTTTGTAGATCATATCTGGATGAAATGGACATCTTTGGATTTTTTTTACTAATTGGATCATGCAAATAATCATTATATTGCATCATATTCTTAAAATTTTCCAGCGTCTTTGGAAATTGCTGATACCTTTTAAAAATCAAAGCCAGAGAACATTTCTCATAACTATATTCTATACCGACATGATGTGGTGCAGGATGTTTTATTAATTCAGGATATCCACTTATATTAAATATATTTTTGAAATAAGGCACATTATAACTTGGCCAATAACCCTGGGATAATAAAATATGAGTAACATCACCCGATTGTATAAATCCAGGAACCTGTTCTGCAATCCATAATACATTTTGAATATTTGATGTCTTTATTGGTAGTATTTTTTTTAGAGCATAGGTGTCTAATGCCATCCACTGATTATTGTAAGTTCCACTATTTTGAACCTTAAATGTGTCCACCCATTGTTTTGGAGTGTGTGCTAAAATATTTGCACACATCACACGCTGCCACGATAATGCACATTTGGGAGTTATCTTATCCCACAGATGTTTATTATTTATAGTATTGGTTGTTTCCATTATTACCAATCCATTGGAAAGAGCATAAAAGTCATCTTTAGAATGCAACAATCCTGGACTGCTGGCAATGCTCATCGTTTTTTTCGCATAGCCAAAATTATATATTTTATAAATACGTAACATAGCATAATAAGAACGCCAAGTTGTATGACCAGCTGCTACATCATTGCCATTTTCAATAATCTGAATTAAAGCACTGCAACTATGCCAAAGTTTTTCTTCATGTAAAAGTTTACTAAATGATTTTTCTAGAGAAGCAAACGTAGTAGAAAGAATTTTTTTATTTGGATATAATTCGTTTAAATCTTCCAAGTCCCCCACACTATTTAACATGTATAATTCGATGGTTGACAGAGCTTTATCCGATTTAGCGCTTGCATGATACCCATCAGCAAAACCATTAAATTGTTTTAGTACAAGATTTATGCCACTCCAAAAAGGGTCTACTATATTCTTTTTTGACATCTTTTCTACATGATTTTTTTGTTGTAACATAAAATCCTGTAATTTTGGAGAAAATCCTTCACTTCCATATTCGGACACTTTATAATTATGCCAGTATTGATATGCTCTTTCCCATGTAACATATGCTTCTAAAAAACCTGCAGCATAGGCTTGTTGTTCTGCAGAATATTTATTATTTGTCGCAACGTTTAATGAGCCCCACCCAGTTTCGCTTATTGTATCATTCCAAAAAACTATTGCCACCGCTTGAGGATTTGCTCCACTACTAACATTAATAGATTTCATATTATCAAAGGTTGCGGAAAATGTTCCCTTTTTAATTCCAGTATTGCTAAAATTATACATAATTATCAGTAAAAGAATCAAACATATAATTATAAATATAGGATTTTTAACAAGACCTTTAATCTTTTTTAATTTAATAATTGACATTATATATAATTATACGTTTTTCTTTATTGTAGCCGCATTTTTTATTAATAAATCAACAACATCTTTATAAAATTTGCGAAATTTATGTTTGCCTCTTTTCATCTCTTCTAGGGACCACCATTTAAGTTCTGATTTTTCAAACAACCCATTGGTTTTGTGTAATACTGTTTCGGGAAGATGTTTTTTAATAAAATCATGATGGTTTTTAAAATATATTGGCAATTTTTCATCATGTTCTATTTTAAAAATAAATACTGCATATCCATCATGCTCTATTTCGGTTATGTAATTATTATTTACTAATTGTGTCAATTGATGTTTTGACCCAAAAAGCCCATCTAACTCTTCATATCCTTCACGTATAGCTGTTTGAAACCTAGTTTCGCCTCTTTTTGTTCCTCCCCCAAAATCACCCCATTTTTTATCTTCCTCTTCTTTTCCAAATAAAAAGTAGAGTTTTCCTCTATAAATGGTAACAGGTAATATTCCAGCTCCCATATATAGGCTAATGATTTTTCTTTTTCTGATCATTTTTAACGATAACGGTTAAAATATGGAGTTGACATAAGCATTTGAAATAATAATGGGGTTCTCTTTAGCACAACAAAATACCCCTGCTGTAAACATTATACTTGTTACTAAAGATATTTCATCTGTTTTTTGGTCTTTAATAACCTGGGGAAAAAGCAACAGTCGTTAAAATAGCTGCTCCCGCACCTAACCTTTTGTTAATGACATATTTAAATGAATTTATAAATAATTCCCTATTTATAATTTCATTTAAATATGAATATTATATAATGAATACTTGTCATATTAAGAAATTAAATATAATAAATTCTTTTTGTATTTTAGCGATTTTATATATTTTATTTAAATCAAAAATTTTAACAAAAAAGATTACAACCTGTTTTTTGGGTGTGACTATATTATATATTTTATTTTCACGACAGTCCTACGTCTTTGAAGGGTATCAAACATATGATTGCACATGTCAAACATGTGATGACACCAGTAGTGGCGGAGGAGGTGGCGGAGGCACCAGTAGTGGCGGAGGCACCAGTAGTGGCGGAGGCACCAGTAGTGGCGGAGGCACCAGTAGTGAGACCATTCCG